TCCTTCGCCTGTTGTTGTTAAATCTCCACTTCCAAAATCATAATCCCCTGTAGAAGTATCTCCTGTGTTAAGCATATAATCTGAGTGGGCTTGGGTGTTATCTGATATATGTGAGTTGGTTGCTGTACTACTTCCTCCGTTCCAAGTTACTGTTCCTGTTGTTGTTAAATTCCCGTCAATAGCAATAGTGTCCATACTATGGAAATTCAAAGTATCATCATTTCCACTATATTGCATAACACAAGTAGCCACAGTTCCTCCTCCATCGCTATCTTCATCATAAAATACGTATCCAGGGTCTACTGTTCCTGTTTTTCCTCTTAAATAATTTAATCCATATAAAGAAACGGCTCCCGTACTTCCTTTAATCTCTGGCATATTAAATCCACCACCAAAGAAACCATACTCCTTAACGGTCATATTCGTATTTGCTAAGGTGATTGTTGTTTCACCAGCTCCGAGAGTTCCTGTTGTTGTTAAATTCCCAGAACCAAAATCCCAGTTACCAGACATTGAACCGTCAGTAATTGTATTTGTTCCTAAATCTATAGTTCCATTTAATGTTAAATTAGTTACATTTGTAATTGCATTAGTACCCATATTTAAATCGCCAGTCATTGGAGAATTAGAACCGTCAAGTCTGAGATATGTTGCTTCAAGTACGCTTTTAGTTATTCCTGTTGTAACTCTTATCACTTAGCTGCACCTGCTATATATTTCTGATCTACTGTATCTGAAACTACATATATGGCGTTAGTTGTATCTTTGTAATCTATTATAAATGTTGCACCTACATCAAGTACATGTATAGCGTTTGCTCCTAAATTAGTAACGTCAGATTTTCCTATATAGATTAAACCAGTATTAGTTGTAGCAGATTGGATGCTTATAGTTTCAGTTATTCCAGAAAAATCAACTTCAACCGCAGTGGTACCTAATGTCAATAAACCTTTTCCTTCAATGTCTGTTGCTATATGAGTAACCGAAGATACAGGTATTGGGTTATCTTCATTATAATCATTTCCATCTTCATCAACATTTATAACTCTTTTTGCTTTTGCTATTGCATCGTGCTCTTTTAATTCAATCTGAGGGATTGGTATTGTTAGTTCTTGGTCTGGAGCTTGAAGGTTCATTGTTAAATCTTGCTCTATTGCACTGCCTGTCATGGTTGTTCGTTCTTCTTTTAGTCTGATATACTTTCCATCCACAAACGCTCTTATAACAATAACTTCATTGTTTGACCATTCTTTGGTTGCATTGGCACGATCTAAGAAATAATAACCACTTGAATTTGTTGTGGTCTTGATAGAATCATTTAGTGTTAAATTATAAATTATGACTTGGGCGCCTGCGTATGCGTCTCCGTTTGAGTCATATACATTCCCATCGATGGGATATGGCATTCGTGGCATTTACATCATCCTCACAAATGTGTGTCTGCATCTGAAGTGTGGTGTCCAGTCTCTCGCTTCGAAGTTCTGTGGTAGTTCATCATTTGCTTTGGCTCTGTCTACTTCTTGCTGGATTACTACTTTGAGTTGGTCCATGGTAACTCCTTTCTGTGCTCGTTTTGTTATTCTTTCACAGATTGGTGTTGTTCTATGATCCTTTGGTCCTATCCATTTGTAGATTTTATCCTTTTCTGGGTCTGTTTGGTCATAGGCCCATTCTCGGACTTTGTTCTTCATAGCTTGATTCTCAGTCCTCATTATGTTATTAAATTGTCCTGTGTATGCTTCCTTCTTGGCTTTCCGTTCAATGTATCCTGTTATTCTTTGGTTGCCATATTTCTTTACGGTTGCTCTTAGAATGTAGTCTTTGATTTGTTCACTGATGCTTTTGTTCATTCCTTTGAAATTTCTATTAAACATTGCCTGTTCTATAAATTCTCTTAGACTTTTTGCATCGATTGGTTTATTTCCAACGTCTTTCTTGAAGTTTGGATCCATTTCTGATTTGACTATGTCGTACATACCTTTGAGGTAGTATTCTCTTCGTTTCTTTTTTGGACTGTGCATTGGGTTATTGACCCCTACAGTTCCAGTGGAAACCATTCCAGCTTCTTTCTTTATGTTCTTTTCGAATTCTTCCTGAATCTCTTCTATTTCGTCTTCGATTTCTGGCGCCTCGGTGATTAGCGCTGGGATTCCATCTTCATATATGATGATTAGTTCTGTTATGACATCTGTCATTTGACTGGATATGTAATTGATATTAAGCGATCCTTCAATTGCCCACCTTTCGGTGTTCATTGTGTTCTGGCCTTCACTTGCTACGGTTATGCCCTGGTACATTTGGGTTGATACGTTCCAGTTCCTTGGGTACCAGATTCCATCTTTACTGCCTGTGATTGATACAAGGTTCTCTTTGTATTCTGTCTCTATCTCAAGTGTTGCTTCTTCTGCTGATGGTTCTGCATATTTCACAATAATCTTTTCAATTCTGCCATTAATTTCTGGTGTAGATAAAAACGCACCTTCCCTCATTGGCTCGATATCTTTGAGGATTAGTTTTTTTATCATTTTATTCTTGTGCCGTTATAAAGATGTGTTTTACTCCACCTCTGTTTGTTACCTTGTCCACATAAAATTTCGTATCCTTATCGAATAAAAATTCTTTTTCTTGTGGATCTGGATTCTTTAGAACTGGGTCTCCTTGTTTGGCTTTAATCTCAAGAATCACAGACACGTCCCCTCTATTGAGAATTTCATTAAATTTGCCAGCCGTCTTCTTATCTGATGTTGTGCTAATAAATGCCTTGTCTTCCAAAATATCCCCCACTTTTGCATCCTTATAGGTATTTAACATTCCTCTGAATAGTGTCATGTCTTGTTCTAATTTAGAATCTTGAATTGCTGATGATAGGTCATTTGCTATACTCTGAACTTTTTCGTTGCTTGTGCTGTCTTGAGCATATTTTGGAATGTTACCAGTTCTCAAAAAACTATTTATGACTACGTATCCTCCTACTTTTGAGTTGAACATTCCTTGTCCATACTCATGTATTGCTGCACTGTGTTTTTCATTTGATTCCGAAGATGTGTTGCCTGATGGTGTTTGTTGTTGTGCTTGTCCACCTGCTTCTTCTTCATAATACTTGCCACCCTTTGGTCCTTGTTGGACATTTGTTCCTTCTGGTGCTTGTTGACCTGGTGCGAGATAGACTTTGCCCTTCTTTAGTGGTTTCCTTACAGATACTTTGCCTTTTTTAATTGCCTTGGTCATACTTGCAACTGGTGGTTCTCCACCTAAGTCATTGTTTTGTGCTGCTGATGCTGTGTCTGGTTCTCCATCGGCTCTTGGTTCATCTTGGTTTGGGTCTTCTGCAGTTGGATCCTCTGGTTGTTGTCCTGGTAATCCTCCCATTCCACCCATTGGGTCTGGTGCTTCTACTGGTTCATCTAATGGGTCGAACTCAAAGTCTCCTTCTTCATTCAGTAATACATCGAATCCCATCTCTTGCATCTTTTTTGCGTTATCGATTTTCTTGGCGAATAGTTCTTCGTTATGTACCAAGTCTTCTTCTTCATTTGGTGGTAGCCATATTTTATAATCTGTTACTTCGAGCTGTTTGCATATCCATGGATAGAAGCCATCATTGTATACTCCTTGGCCATCTATGATCGCTCTATTGGTTACTGTGATTTGAAGTCCTTCATTGTTAAGTCCACCACTTGTTGATATATCTCCCTGGAAGATTGGCATTACTCCGTACACTGCTCCGATTTGTCTTCGCATTTCGTTCCTGCATTCTATGTACTGCATCTCATCCAATCCTTTCATCATGTCTACAAAATTGACAAGGTTCCCTTTACTTCCTGCAGTCTGTTCGATTGCGATCGGTGGGATTTGGTGTGGGTTCTTTTTGAATTCGTCAAGCATCCAGTTCCATGCTTTAGTGAGGCTGTCCATGTTTGGTGTGTTTACGAATAAAAGTCCTCTTGGTGGTCTTTGTTTGGTGTAGTATGTTTTCATGTACAAGTCCATATTCATGAGAGTTACTACTTTCATCCATATTGAATAAATGACTGAGAATCCGTATGTTAAGCTTGGGTTGTATTTTGCTTTAAGCGTGACTTCGTTCTTGTTATAATACATATATGAATCGTCTGGGTTCTGGGTTCTGTAGTTTGCTGGGAATACTTGTTTACCACATTTCGGACATTTGTCTTCCTTGTTTGTTAATAAGATATCTCTGTGTTCAAAGCAGACTTTTAGGTCATCGCCTGATTGGTTCTTTGCAGGTCTACCCATCTTGTCTGCCATGATGTACATAAATCGGGGGTCGCATCGGATTAGTTCTACTGGAACTTCGCCTACTTTGTTTCCATCTTTGTCCCAGTAATAATCTTTAATCATGAGCATGTATGCGTTGTCGATTGTTTCAAGGTCGTCATTGATTCCTTCTGATACTTGGATTAAGTCTTGACCGTTATCGTTTACTTCTTTACAGAATTCTACTAAGAGTTTCTTTTGATTAACGTCTGGCTCTTTGATATTGGTGCTACCACATTCGTCACATTCGTCCACTGGTTGGTCGAACTCCTTAAGGCAGTCTTCACATTTGCTTGCGAATACTTCTTTGATTTCGTATCCTTTCCTGAATATTTCCTTTCTTATATTCTGGTGGATTGTTCTTAATACGTCACTGTATCGTGCTGCATCGTAGATGATATCCATTGGCAATGGAGTATATGGGATTAGAACTTGATCATCTCCCAGAGATTCTTGGGGATTGAGTTTCGGTCTTTTCCCATTGAACCTGGCATCTGTGCTGATAAATTCTTCGAACACAGATTTATCTACTTCTATTTTATTGTTATTTGCCTTCTTTAAATTTAGATTTAAGTTAGTGAATGGTATTCTCATAGTGGCGCCTCCTGTCTTACATTAGTTTGATTAATATTTAAATGTTGTCTTTTGCTTATTGCAGGCCCATCAAGTTGTCAGGGTCCCTCAATATGTTTACTCTTCTTGGTGCCAGTTCGTATAGCATCCGCATCATCAGCATGTCTGAAAAGTCTGGGCTTCTTCCAATGTTTTCCTTGATCATGTCTTTGCTGACAATTCCCAGTCTTCCATCTTTATCTATGTTCTTTTGTTTGATTTGTTCGAGCTCTTCAATTATTGCTTCTTGAAATTGCACGTTTGATGTTCGTATACCGATTCTTCCTGCCTTGGTGTAATCTGCAAGTAAAAAGTGGCACTGGCTTTTCAAGTTCTCATAGTTTGCTTTTGCTGCTCCTGTCTGTATTGCTGTACTATTGTTGATGAATCCTCTGCTTCCTGGTAGTCCGTCAACCACTCCACCACCTACTCCATCTTCATCGATTAAAGTATGGCTCATCCTTACGTGTAGTTTCTCTTGCCATTGTCTCAATATCTTAACTGTTGCAGTGATTGGGTATTCGTTGATTGTTTTAACTCCACTGAATTTTGTTTTTTGGTTCTTGAATTGGTATGCCCATATTCCTCTTAGTAGCATCCCTTCCCAATATCCAACTGTTGTGAGGTCCTTCCCTTTTCGGGCTACGTCACATATCAGATACTTACCTTCCCTATCTTCTGGGGTGTTTGTGAATAAGTCCAGAATGTCATCATAATCGTATAATTTGGCTGGATCATCATCATAATCAAAGTTTCCATATAAAAGTCTCTGCTTACTGATGGGGTCAAGCTTGTGTAAGTTGTCAACATAGTGCTTACTTATGAATGGGTTGTCTCCTACCAAGCTGGGGATAAAGGTTCGATATGGCTCTATAGTGCCATCTTTCCATGGTCTGTAGAATTCTTTGTATAGAAAGTTCTTACTTGGGTTACTTGCTATCAGTGTTTTAGGTACCAGTCCGAATTGGTCCAGCTTATATCTTAGCCTGGACATGACTATGTTCTTGGCTTTGCTCTTGATTTGGGATGCTTCATCTATGAATGCTCCGGTATATTCTGTTGATCCTAAACTATCATATTCTGGGTCTGCTGGATAATATGCCAAGTCCTTCAGATAGATTTCACTTCCATTTGAGAACTTGATGCTTCCTGCATTCTCATTGTAGTTGTAGTCTCTTTTAGGTCTTAGTCCCCAATCTTTACATATATCGAAGAATGTTAGAAGTGTTGTTTGTTTTAAGTTCTTCAGTACAGCCCTTCCCATGAGCCATCTGCTTCCTTGGTATTTCATGCATGATAATAAAAGCCATGCACAACCAAGGTATGTTTTGCCTCCACCTGCACCGCCACCGTAGAATATCTCAGTGTGTATTTTATCTTGAAGCACGTTGTATGCTATTGCCTGCTTTGCTGATTGGGTCCAGTTGACTGTCATTTCATTTCAAGTGCTGCTATTTCATTTCTTTGGCTTTTTGTTCATTATTTCGGGCTTTTGTTCAATTACTTGTACTTTTTCTTGTATTTGCTCTTCCTGTTGTTGGATGATATTTATCTGGATGTTGCTGATTCCATCATCGTTTGTGTTGCTTTCGATTGTTAATGGACTTTGTTCCTTGGGTAGTAATCCCACGATTTGGTCCTTCTTGATGGATTGGTCGTCTTCTGACCTTAAGTCTGATAGTGCTTTCAATATGTTACTTTTCTTTTCATCTTTATCTAAAGCAATCCCCCAAAGTTTCTTAACTCGTTCATTCTGGTTATAGTTGTAATCTCCTATCCTTTTGAGGTAATCATCTTTTTTAAGACTCTTTCCGTTTTGAGCTCTTATAATCACAATGTCTTTTCTTACTTGTCTGTCTGATATTCCCAATTGTTTGGCGATATACAATGATCCGAATCCTTTTCGAGCCATGTGATATGCCAGTGCCCTTCTTTCTTGTCTTGCTTCTTCATTCATTGTCCTGTTGCCTCTCTTCTTGCTTCACAAGCTTCACACCTACAGAATTTGGGGTGTAGTTCTTCTGCTGGTATTGGCTCTATAAATATTTTGATTTTCATTCTATGTACTTTGGAGTCCCTTCAAACCAGGCATAATCTCTCATTGCGCTCAATCCTATCTCTCTGGCACGTTTATAGTACATGTCTCGATAGTCTGCTGGTATTAAAGTTATTTGGATTTCATCTTCGTACTGCTTTTGTGCTGCTTGGTAAACATTTAAAAGTTCTTGTTTATCGATTCCTCTTTGTTCTTGTAGTTTTTTGCATTCATCTATCACGTTATTTAAGTGTATATCAGGGTCCGTTTTAATCGCCTTCCATTGTTTCTACAATGATTTCAATATTGGGCTTATTCTTTTCGTATCGTTTCTTTACGAACATTTCTTGAATAATAGAATCGTCTGTATATGCTCTGCCTTTTAGTGCATCAAGGATCCCTTTGCAATAGTTGTCGATGTCCCTTTTTCGCTTATCTGGGAAGGTTAGAATAAGAATCACTCTGAGTGGCTCATCCAATGGCACGAAGTCTTTCGGCACTTGTTGTGCAAGTCTGTCTTTAAATTCTCTACCTGCTGCAGTTAGATATGTTCTTACAAATCCACCACGATTGCTGTGTTTCCATATATGATTTACTGATACTGGCACTTCTTTTAGTTGTATGTTCAATACCATTCTTACCTCGGTTTTTGTCTTTGCTCCGGACTTTTTAGGACTTATACTATTCTTCTTCTTCGATTGAATCTTCCGATTCGTCTTCAACTTCGTCTTCAAATGTTTTATTCTTCCTTCGAATCCTGTGTGGTCTGTGTCGATTTATCATACTTATGTTCCTTTCTGGAGTTTTAAGTGTATAAATGTTTCTATGATTCTGCTTGTTGAATTAGGTTGTCTACTATTTTCTTTCTGTCACTGCAAAGGTCTGCATATGGTCTTTTGTAGTGCTTTTTGGCATAGACTTCCCTATTTTCTGGTGTTAGTTTCATCATTTACCTCTTGTTCAGTACGTACCCATTTACAACCCAAACACACATTCATAAACCATCTAATTACAAAATTAGGGACTTTACCCACTTCTGGTGTATAACAAAATGCCCCATCACTTCCGAATAAATTACATTGCCACTCTTTCGAAAGTTCTGGTTGATTGAATACAAGTATTTCTTCATTTTTCATTCTTCATGCACCTCTTGGTTTGTGAGAGGTCTTAATTCTATTATTCTCAGCACAATTGCTTTAGCTTCTGATTCATCTATCCATTGTTGATGACCAACTCTATAATCTAATGAATGAGTTTTTTCATTATAAAAAGTTGGAAATCCTACTTTTTTATGAACATCATCATAATAGAAATCTAATCCATAAATCCTAATGTTTGTTATTGCTTTTATAGTTCCCATTAGTCATCAATCCTCTGGTTAGCGATAAGTTTTTTAAACTTCTTACGAGTAATTACTATACCTAATTTTATCGCATAAGCTCTGGCTAATTTTGTTTTTTCAAACTCAATATTTTTTATTATGTTATGTTGTTCTAAAACCTTATCATTTAAAGACGATAAATCATCAAAAAATAAATCAACATACTTACAGATTTTATTTTTAATATATTGTCTATCCGAACTTAATTTCATTTTATTCATCTTTATTACCTGCATTTGGTTCTTCCCCTGCTTTTGTTAGATTGATATCGTCTACATGGAATCCTGCTGCATGATCGTGGCCACCACCTTGATATGTTTCTGCTATCTTTGATACGTCTATTGTTTTGCTTCTGAGTCCTACCATTGTACTTCCATGTACTCTGCAGTATGTTACTGAGATATCGTATCCTTTGTCAAGTATTCTTGCTCCTGTTTCGCTGAAGTCTTCTGGATACACTTGTGCATATATTGTCTTGATTGGCTTTTGTCCTGGTATGTTGGTGTTGAATAATTCTTCTGTGCCTCTTCTTATTGCATTTTCGCATCTTTGGACTTTGGCTTCGTACAGTAAGATTCCTTCTTCAAGAAAATAAAGAATTGTTTCATCAGAAAGAAGAATCAAATTTTCCCATTCTTTTGGTCGGAATGGATGTCTGAATAAATTTAACCTTTCTGCCAGATACTTTGTTCTTGGATCTTTATGCAACCATAGGTCGTAGTCATTAACCAATTCGATTGCTATGGGTATTATTTCAGTTGGGCAGAACCATTCCCATGTTAGCATGGCTCCACATTTGCCGATTTCTCTTAATCCATCTATGTCATTTGAGTTCCACAATTCTGGCATATTCTTCTTTGCTGTTTCGTGATGATCTATCCAGCACAAGAGTTGCGACCCTTCCAATATCCTTTCCATCGTTTCCTTTGGGAATGAAAAATCTACTATTATTGTCAGCTTGTTCTTGTAGTCTTCTTGTTTTGCTTCTGATTTGTAGTTCACTGATATGAACTTTGCTTCTGGATATATACTGTGTACAACTGTTGCTGCCATTCTTCCATCTGCATCATTGTGATGGTAGCAGACTACTTCTTGTTTTCCTTGTTCTTCTGACATTTTCTTACTCCTTGGTCCCTGGTAGGATTTGTTGGACTGGTTTATATTTGTCGATTCCCATTAATCTGCTGATTTCTTTCCTGAATGCTATGATTACCTTTGGTATCAGAATCAGGCTGGATGGATCGAAGTTTACTATCTTGCTTGGTGTTATTTTCATTTTTGTATATATTTTTGATTCAATAAACACATGACATGCTTTGGCGTTCTTGAATTCTCTTGTATCCATCTTGGTTTCGCATTCATCCTTTATTTCTTCCATCTGGTTTGCACTGAATGATACTGAAAAGTACCAACACTTGTCTGGTGTACTTGCTTCCATTGTGTCTTTAAAATACGCAGATACTTCATCATGCGTTAGGTTTACTTTTATGTCTTCCATTTTTTTGTCTCCTTGTTTTCTTGTTTGTCTTTGTCCATTTCAGCTCTCAACCATGGCAGATGGTACAATAGTTACTCATCCGTTATTCCATTGCATAGCTGTGATTCTTCTATTTGTTGTTTCTTGGACATCTTCTATCCACACTTCATGTCCATTCCGTACTTGTATCCTTTCTCGAATCCGAATTTAATCGCTTCGGTTATTAATTTGATTGTGTTCTTAGTTACTCTGTTGTCTGATATTTCGTTCTTGGTCCTGAATTCTTCTACTGCGCTTTCCTTTGCTGCATGTATCATATTACACCTCTTGCTTTTAGGATCTCTATTGAATCTACTCCGTTCACGCACTTTGAGCAGGATCTCTTTCCCATTATGAATATTCCATCTTTGTGATTTTTATGTTCTATTATTTTTCTACATACTACACATTTGCTTTTCATTGGATTCCCTCTTTTAGTTTACTTGCTATGTATCTGATTACGTTTACTGTTACTGCGTTTCCCATCATTTTGTACCTTTGGCTGTCTGATATGGCAACTGTTGCTCCATGTTCATCTGTGCCTGTTGTGGTCCAATCATCTGGGAAGCCCTGGAGTCTTTCACATTCTCTTGGTGTCAATCTACGAATCCTTTCTTCTTCTTGCACTGCTTGAGTTGCTCCTGTGTCAAGGCAGTATGTCTCATCTACCTTTTGAATGTGACCCGAACCTCCTGCTTTGGGGTTCTTCTTTAAGCTTGGTCTGTCTGCACTTCTTTCTTGTAGGCTATGTACAATTACTCCATGTTTGTCTTGAGCTGTGAGTGTGAACATATCTTCGCCTTCTTCTTTCATCCTTCTACCGTTTTGACGCTTCTCTGCTCTGTCTGGAGTTAGTACAGCTACTGCATATAATCCTTTTTCACTTCCTGTTCTTGTTAAACAACTTGAAACTCCTTTTGAATCATATATTCTGTCCCATTGACTGGTTCCTTTTGGTGTGATCTCTTTGAGTTCTTGTCGTATCTTTCCTACTGAGTCTATGTATTCACTGCTGCTTCCTTGCCTACCAAGTCCTGTTGTGAGTGTTCCATGGATTATTTGTCTTCTGCCTCTGTTTTTGCTTCCACCTGATCCTTTGGCATAGTTTGCGTCGATTGAGTAGGATACTTCTTTCCCGATTGTTCGAGTATCTTCTTTGTTTGTGTCGCAGATAGGAAATATTGGGGTCCAACTTTTGCCTCTAAGATGTCCGATAATGAACACACGTTCCCGATTCTGGGGTACACTAAAATATTTGCTGTTGAGCAGTTCCCATTCTGCATCATACCCCAACTCATCAAGGGTTGCAATAATTGTCTTGAATGTACGCCCTTTTTCGTGATTGAGTAACCCCTTGACGTTCTCAAGGAATAGAATTGAAGGTCTTTTAATTTTAGCAATACGCGCAATTTCATAAAAAGCGTTCCCCTTGTATCATCAAACCCCAGTCTCTGGCCAGCAATTGAGAAACTTTGGCAAGGAAATCCTCCACACAAGATTTCAAAGTCTGGCAGGTCTTCTGGTTTAATTTGTCTAATGTCTCCATAATTTTTTACCTCCGGGTAATGATATTTTAATACTTGACTTGCATACTTGTCGATTTCTGATACTCCGATACATTCTGCTCCTGGTATTGAATCTGTTATGCCTTTCTCAAATCCACCAACTCCTGAGAATGTACTTAAAAATTTCATTCTTTCTTGATTTCTCCCCATTTCTTGCCATCGGACTCTCTTATTGGTTCTTTGCCTGTGAAGCCTGCCCATCTGGTTAGGATCACATCACAATATTTGGGGTCCAGTTCCATTGCGTAGCATTTTCTGGATGATGTCTCGCATGCCATGAGTGTGCTTCCACTGCCACAGCATGGTTCCAGTATCAGTTCGGTTGGTCTTGAGCTGTTCTTTATCATGATCTTGCTGAGTTCTACTGGTTTCTGGGTTGAGTGCAAGTATTGGTTTGAAGGATCCTTTCGTAAATGAATAATATCTGAGTCTTTCCTGATGTTGCTTATGATTTCTACCAGTTTGTCCTTTGTTAAATCTTCCAATTGCTCGATTGTAGAATTGAGTATGTATGTTTTCTGGGTCCTATCTCCGTACCATGTGGTATTTTGCTCTCCCCTTTTGCAATATAATATTGGTTCATGGCACCAGTGGTAGTCAGAATGCCCAAGTACGTGACCTTTTTCCCATATTAATAGTTGCTTTACTATCCAGCCTGCTTCGTTTAGTGTTTGTTCGAAGATTCTGTGATTGATGCTGGCGTAACATGAATATAATGCTCCACCTTCTTTTGTAAATTTGAATACATTCTCATAGATTCCTTTTAAAAATACGTACAAGTCGTTTCCTCTGAGTTCATCATTGTTCATGACTCCCCAATCTTTCCAATTTGGGTTGTTGGTCCCTTTGTAGCTTACTCCGTATGGTGGGTCTGTCCAACTCATGTCTGCTACTTTGCCTTTCATTAGTTTTGCCATGTCTGCTTCCTTCGTTGAATCTCCACACATTAATCTATGATCTCCCATTACGTAGATTTCTCCGTATTTGGATTTTGGTTTCTCTGGTGGTACTGGTGCGACATCGATTAATCCCTCTTTTTCTCTTTCCAAGTTTGATGCCATTATCTCATCTATGATTGGTTCATCGAACCCTGTCAGTGTTAGGTCTGCTCCCTTCTCTTGCAAGTCTTTCAATAAATCGAATAGTTTCTGGTCATCCCAATCTCCTGATATTTCGTTTAATGCTACATTAAGAAGATGTTCGTCTGATTCTGGTAAGTCTACATAAACACATGGTACTTCTTTATATCCCAGTTTCTTTGCTGCTTGAATCCTTTGATGGCCACCTATTACAATATTGTATCGGTCCTTGTTCTTGTTTAATATTACTGGCTCAACAAATCCGAACTCTTGAATACTTCTCATTAATTTCTTTAATTCATGCTGAGTGATTTTTCTTGGGTTCTTAATGTTTGGTATGATTTCGGTTATCTTTACATTTATTGTTTCCATTTTGCCTTCTCCTGATCTTCTTTTTTAATCTCATTGTTCATTTCTTTAGTTCCATACTTGTGCGTTCTGGCAATTGTTCTTGAACATTTGTGACACATTAATGGATTAACTAAGAAAATTGTAAAGGTTCGAACAAGGCAATTGTCACAGTGTGTGTCTTTTGCTTCCTTCTTTATTACTTTAAGTCCTGAACCTCGTTTTATGAATTTGTTAGCGCATGCTATGCAGACTTCCATTGTTGCTGGGACAAGTCGTTCTGTTTCTGTGCTGCATATGTTGCACCTACCTTTAGAAAGAGGGGTTATTTTTTTAACTGATTCTGCCATTTGTCTGGTGACTCTGGCTTTAGATTTATCTGTGATTGGGTCTTCTTCGCTCTTCTGAGTTTTTACCAAATATGACTGTATTTCTGAAATTGTCGGCATCTTGTCCTCCTATTTTTTTAATGTTCTACTGGCTACTGCTTCTTTAAAATTATTTCAATGACACTTACTCTGTCTGTGTGATTTGTCTCTTGCGTAGTCTGTTTTTCTTCAGTAGTTAGATTTATAGTTTCCATTTTCCATCCTTGAAGAAATCGGTTTAAAGCTATTTGAGAAACGTCTGCAGCTTGGCTGATACTTCTTCCTCTTGCCAGAATTTTAATAATTGAATGGGTTTGGGCTTGAGTCTGAACAGCGAACACATAGGCCATGGTTGGCTTCTTTCCTATAAATACGCAGTTATCTGATTCGTCTACTTCTTGTTCATTTGACATATTTGTCTCCTCCTTGTACTGCTCAGAATATAGTTTCTTTAGGCTGTCTGATATTTAAATGTTTTGATTAGGGCAATAAGCCGGGACCGTAGAAGTGATATCTGGAGGCAATCCAAGTATCGGTGGCCCCAGCACATTGCTTTCCTTAATTCTCTATTTTTCTTGTTGCTTTTAATTCTTTCACTTTTATCATACTTTTATAGCCCATACATGTGCTCTCTTTTGTTATTGCTTTTGTTGCAATCTTTACAAATTGTCCCTTGACGTGTTCTAAATAAAAAAGTCTTTTTGCATCTTCTGCAGAGACAAGTGTAAAATTCTTTTTTTTTCACTTTGGTCTTACCGCTTTTAGATGGTTTTTGCATTTCTTGTTTTGGCAAGTAACTACATCATCTATTACAATTAACATATAACCGCAAAGATTACAGGGTATTCCTGCCTTTTGTGCTCCTTCTATCATTTTATTCCTCCTAAATTCCTACAAGTGTGAGAGTACGTTTAATAATACCACTTCTTCCTTTGTTAAATTGCAATCTTCATCTGGTTCAAATGCAAGATTTACCTTGATAGAATATTTGTTTAATATTGGTAATATCTTTGTTAAATCAAATACACAATCAACCCTACTATGCCAATCAGCCCAGCTTAACAATTCTCTCATATCCTTTAATATTTCTTCTTTTGTCATTTTATTTCCATTTAACGAGATTTAATTACTATCTCTATTACTTTTAGCATTGCATCTTGTTTATCTTCGGGCATTGCAGCAACTTTTAATAATAGTGATTTCAACTTTGGGTTATTTTCAGTTTTGTCTATTAAAAATTTTAGTTTATCAATCATATTATCTACCTCTCATAATCTCAACCTTTCGTGCATCATTTTACTCATTTCTCCGAGTATTTCTGCATCGTTGCTCTGATTGTCATCTCGTATCCTTTTGAGATAAGCATTGGCATCCTTTCTCCCATTGACATTAATGGCTCTTCTATTCTTTCAATCTCTGGTGTGAATATTTCAAGCCCTTCTGGTGCCGAGTCCAGCCATTCTTCGATTTTTTGTTTCATATTCATATTAATATACCCCTGACTTTTGATATTATTTCATCTCTTTTTACTGTTTGTGTTGGTTGATGCCATGCTTCTGATTTGAGTTTGTATCCGTCTTCATCAATCCCTACGACCCTGTGGCAACATGTATCTGCCCTACCGAAATCAAATTTTTCACAGTCTTCTCTTGCACAATATTTTCCAATATCAAAGCAAGCGATCTCTCCGATTCCTATCTGTTCTGTTTCATCAATCCAGCACACTATCATTGAATCTCCTTTCATGATCCTTGGCTCCATAGATTTCCCATGCATTGTATAAACCCCACACTCTTTGGGTAGGTCTATGGATATTATTTCGTTGTGGTGTATCTTAGTGCACCCTGACATAAATAATATAAATAATATAAATAATATTTCGGTTTTCATGCCATATCCTCCATCGTCTTGATTAAATATTTTCGTTTGTTTGTTGCAAGGTCGTTCATGTGTTTTCTGATATAATAATCTGCTCCATCTCCATCAGTCTGCTCTATGTCTTTCATCATTGCAAGGATATCTTTTACTGGCATCATTGCGCTTACTGGTACTGCAGGCATTGGATATCTCTTTTTTGAAAAGTCTTTAACTGATTCTGTGCCCAGCACTTCTATTGCTACATTCCAGTCTTTAATAACTATGTCTGCCCTTTGGTTATCTTTGAAGACTACCTCTGATGCGAATTCGAGGGAATGTTCCCAGCAGTAATTCGCTATCCAGAACTTTGTTATCTTATGGCTCAGTCCTTCTGCTCTTCCTTTGCTACATTTAAGTGTATTACTGTACCCCTTGGAGATTTGGAGATTACTCTTTTTTATCCTTTGAACTCGTTCCTTTATTTTCATCTTTTACGTTCTCCTTAGTCTTGATCATGTTTTCTGCTTTATTCTTTACATCGTTCATACTTTGAAATTGCCCAGAGAATACCATGGCTGCAACTGTTGTTTCTACTACTGTTACTATTTCTGTTGGTGCATAAAGATTCCACTTTGTAGGATCCTTTTGGTCCCTTAATGCCTGACATAATCCTGATGCTGCAATTAGTTGGTGGTATCTGCAGAATGGCATCTTTACTATACTTTCTCCAATTCTTTGAATCTGATTCTCTACTATTTGTATTGCTGGAAGGCTCAGGAATACTCCTACTGGCTTATTGCAGTTCTCCCAACAGCATTGTTTGGGTTTCATTTCTGTTTCTTTAGTTGGTTCTTCTTTCTTGATTTCTTCTTTTGGTTGTTCCATTTGTGTTTCCTCCTATTCTAATTCAAAAACTATTAATTTATCATCATCAAATAAGCTTTCTACTTCTTCCTTGTTTAATGTTGGTTTTGTCTCTATCGCATGGTGTTTAAATATCACATCTGATGCCCATACTTTCTTGATTAATGTTTCTCCTGTCTCTTCACAGATGAATGTTATGTGTGCGTCTCTTAGTTCCACTTCTGTTTTTCCTTCTTTGATTTGGTCGAAGTATTTCTTTTTTATTGACATTTTCATGTTGTTGTCTCCTTCATCCATTTAGCAAGTTTCCTGATTGCTTCTATTGCTTGTCCATTACGGATCTTAATCCCAAGTTCTTTCTCAATCCCTTTATAACTCATTATCAGAAGCTTGTCCAGTTCCTTTTCGGTTTTCATTCTAAATCCACCACACCGAATACGAGATTACCTTCCTGTGTTTTGGGTATTTCTTTTGTTTGTTGTCTTGCTTCTTCTTTTAGTCTCAGCCATCCTTCCATTGGATTTCTTTCGTTGTTTGCTACTTGATACTGGAACAGCCTTACTGCAAGGATATGAGAGCAATCTGTGACATATTGGTGATAATGTTGAAGTACATGTCCAGAGATAAGAGTCCACTGTATGGATTAAATTTCGACCATCACATGGGTCTATATAATAAAGTCCTTTGTTGCACATGTCTGGCCTGATTAGTTTGTCTGATAGGTATTTTAAAATCTTTGTCTTCGTTCCACCTTCAAGCATTCCTCTCTCGTTGTTCCATTTACAAGTGTTTTCTCTCATTTTACCATCTCTGGATTTTTATATATATTGCCTATTACTTCAATCTCGAAATGAATTTCACAACCTTGAAACATTGAAATGTCAAATATAGTATTAATTATTTTTTGTTCTTTTGGTTCTATGTCATTAACGTCAATATCAAACTCAGAATAACTGTAAATATATGTAATTATATCTCCTTCGTAGATTTCTATATCATTCTTATCTTTAATTCCAGTATATTGCATCAATATTATACCCTTATCTACATTATAATCACTGAGCCAATTATACGGTAAAGATTTAATATATTCCCAATTACTCATTTTTTTAATATTTGAATACCATGCTCTAAATTTTATTTCTTTCATTTTGTCCTCCTTCGGTGTAAGATTATGAAGCAAGCCAGTGTATGTGAACAATAGGGCTTTGTTTTGTCTGCCTTCTTGTTCATTACACAGCCCCACTTCCTACCGTCCTTTGTCTTTGTTAATGTGTTACAGTCCCATTCCATTTGACCGCTTTTTTTTTCATACCATACGTCTGTCCAATTTCCGTTCCGTTGTTTCACTTGAAAATTGAAATAATAAGGAGGGATGGAATCTATGATCTTAACTTCGCCTTTTTTGACGATTTCCTTGGCCCTCTTTATTGTAGACATTAGCATTTTATTTTCTAGTCTCGGGTTTCGTCTTTAGAATGTATTTGCACATTTTGCTCAGACTACTTGCTCTGACTCTGCTTGGGTGATGGTCTGGCACTCCTTCAGTTGCTTTGAGATATTTCTTTGCCAGCTTTTTTACATAGTCGATTTCGTGCTTCTCCATGCTTACTTGTTTTCTGTCTTTGTGCCATGCTCTTAATGTTTTTATTATTTTCAT